TTATGAGCTGAACGATTGAAACAAGAAAGAACATTATGAACAAAAAAATTAAACAACTCGCTGATAAGGTTTGGAGTCTGGACATAGAGCCTAACCCTCATTTTCAATTATGCCTACAATCGTTTGCTGAATCGATTGTGCAGGAATGTGTGGGTGTTGTGAATGTGTGGAGCGATGAACAACCTTGCTCAGAAGGATACGATATTCTGACTGTGAGCAAGATTAAACAACATTTCGGAGTTGAAGAATGATTTACATTGGATTTGCTCTAAGAAACCCATGGCTTCAACGGCATGCGGTAATTGTTGATAAAGCAATTACAGTCACTGAAAACAAAACTATTGAAGTTGCACTGTACAGGAACAACTGCATATTTGAATTTAGTTTTGGGATTACTAGCTTTAAACAAGACCACGCCGGCTTTAATTTTGACATTGGGTTGTTTGGATACAACTTTGAGTTTATTTTTTATGATAACAGGCACTACGATGAACGAACGTATTAAACTACTTGCCGAACAAGCTCAGATTAGACTATTTGAGGATAAGTCATTTGGGTGGAGTGTGATTGCAGGAACAGATCAGCATTTAGAAAAGTTCGCCCAGTTGATTGTAGAGGAATGTATTCAAGCAATTCAGAATGAAGGTCAAACATACGAGCACCTAGATGCTGGTGAGTTTCAAGCCAACAACTTTTCTCAAGCAGTGAAACAACATTTTGGAGTTGACCTATGATTGAGTTATTAGTAATTTTATGGGTAGGCGGAATTGTATTAGCAATGATAGAGTCAGGATAATGGACGATACTACTACCAAAGAAGAATACCAAGCTGAAAGCACTATGAGCAAGGCAGCAACCCTTGCTATGGAATTGAGCAAGGAAAAAGCACGACTACAAAAAGAGCTAGAGGACATGCAACATCAGTTTGAGATTGTTGCTCCTAGTACTCCCACAGGAGGCCCTGACAGTTATCTAAAGTGGATAGGTGTAGTCTTTGCAGTAGGTGGTATCTTTTTACAAAGTGCAGGCTTTGGTGTATACGGACAAGGTTGTTATCTACTAGGAGCAACTAGTTGGACACTTGTAGGCATCTATTGGAACGACAAGGCAGTAATGCTGGGCAGTGTTATCCCAGCAACAGCAACAGCAATGAATTTAGCACAAAACTTATTAGCAGCATAAAGGCAAAAACAATGGGAACTTCACTAGCAGTAATGACAGCAAGACAATCTGGTAAAAGTATCTTTGGTAAAAAAGCAACAGCAGTTTGGATTGACGAATGGGATACTATTGACAACAGTAAAACAGAAAAACCTATCGAATATCTAGAGTTTACTACTCCTCCGCTGGCTATTGTAGTTGCGATGCATGAAGCAGGAAAATCTGGAGTTGAAATTTATGAAACACTCGAACGAGTGGGCAAACAGCTTGACAGTACAACTAAAATTAATATTGAACATCAAGCACAGGCTGCTGAGATTTACGATTACTTTGCCAAGAAGCATACTATGCGTCGAATCAAAGGCGAGTTTGTTAGCGAGTATATGTTAGCAGTAGACGATTTAATTGAGAATCGTAATAAGATTAATAAAGAACACGTAAAAATATTAGTTAGCCTTGTTCGTATCTACGAACAGAATCGTTCGCTAGAGCATGTAATGAAAGGGTGTAAAAGTGTTCCTAAAAATAAATCTTTAGAATATCCTAAATTTGACGGAGTTGTTGAGTTTGTAGACAAATTCAAAATTAAATCAAATGGCAACAATGAAATTCACTATTTTTGGAAAACTCCAAATAATTATCTAATGCGAGTGGTTCTTGGTGCCAACGAATATGGAGTTCCGGCATGGAATGCATTTGCTGCTTGTGGTAAAATTAAAGTAAGCTCAAACGTAACTTACGTGTATCCTATTCGTGGGTATGCGTTTAATGTAATGCAAGCTAGTCCTCAACATATGGAGATAAATATATTATGAGCAAAATAATTACATATAAAGTAGAAGACATCTTTGAAGATATTGAAGGTGATCCAGAAAATGTCAATATGAACATTCCACCTGAAATCTCAGAACGTATGGGATGGACAGAAGGTGACATTTTAAAAATTACCGTAGAAGACGGTCAAATCTCAATTAGCAAGAAGGAGCCAGATGTCAAAGAGTGATGATGTAATAGAGTTTGAAGGACAAATTATAGATGTTCTTCCAGGACAATCATTCAAAGTAGAACTAGAAAATGGACACATTGTAGTGTGCTATACTAGCGGAAGACTAAGAAAGAACAGAATACGCTTGGTATTAGGCGATCAAGTACGTATCGAAATGACACCATATGACATGACAAAAGGCAGAGTTACTTACCGTTTATAGGTTGACAAGCTCCTAAACCTGTGTTATAATAGTTACTCAATCATACAATTAAGAGAATACACACTATGTATACCGAAGAAAGAGCAATAACTCCACGAGCAGTTAGTACTTATTGGGCAAATATGCCTACAGACGATCCGTTTAGCATTAATGGGTTTGCTGGCACATTTGCATTTAGTGACCACTCTAGAATACCTGAACCGCATGTAGAGTTCTTATTGGAATACTTCCGTAAACAGCTTGGCGAAACTCGCAGAGGCCATATTAAAGCAATTCCGTTGGAAGATATTAACGAAGTGATGAACGAAGTTTGGGATGGACCAGGCAGTGTCATTAAGCTAGTGAACTTAACTTACCAGTTGCGAGCTCAACGTTTATCAGAAACCCCAGATGACGTAAAAAATACACTCAAAGGCTATGAGCCACCTACATATGAGTCAGATATAGGCAAATCAGCTATTGACTAATAGCTGTTCTGAGTGTATAATAGTAGTATAAGTTAAACAACACAAGGGCAAGTGCAATGAGAGTTACTATTCAAGGCGGCTCTAAGTCGCAGAAAAAGTACGTCAGAAGTGCAGTTAAGTTTTGTCAAAAGAAGCTTTTGCCTCGTATGCTAGGTATACATGTAAATGTAAAGATAGCAGACTTAAAAGGCAAAGCCCTTGGCTATTGTTTACCGTTGGTAGATGATGGCGAACGCTCAGATCGTCCTCGCTACTTTGAAGTTGAAGTATGCTCCAAATCAAAACTCCGAACGTTGCTTGTTGCTTTATGTCACGAAATGGTGCATGTAAAGCAATATGCTCGCGGCGAGTTATACGAAAGTCAACTTACTGACAAGACACGCTGGCAAGGCAAATGGATGTCAAAGCATCCTAGCTATTGGGAAAGCCCTTGGGAATGGGATGCAATGGGTCGTGAACATGCATTGTTTATTACATGGTGCGAAAAGAACGACTATGGTAAAAAAACATGGACACAGATCAATGAGTAAATTTGCAACCAAACACTTTAAGCCTACTGATCTCTTTGACTTCAAAACACATTGGGCAGTAGGACTTGAATATCCGATCGAAGGTAGTAAGGGCAATACTTATACTGTTGCTATTACTGACAAAGGCTTTACTTGTGATTGTCCTGGATTTACATTCCGTGGCAAATGCAAGCACACAGAAGGAGTAGCACAGAAATGGAGAGACATTTTTTCAGATGATTTTGAAGAAAAGTTCTTGACAACTGCCTAAAACAATGCTATATTAGTATAGTAAGCAATAAAGTTTACAACTTAAAAAACCCAGGACGAGTATGTCCGCGCAAAGGAAACTAAGATGAACAACCACGCACAAAAGATCAACGATCTCTATGATGTATCAGAGAGCAACTTCGTAACACTGCAAGAACGCTTAGAAAAAGCAATTGCAAAATCCCCTCAATTCAAAGCACAGCTAGAAGCAGTAGTAGACGAGTTTCGTCGTCGCAACTGTAGTCCTCCAGCAGCACGTGGCTGGACAGAATTTAAACAAATTGGACTATGTAAAGCAATACAAGTTATCATGGATTGCATCTTAATTGATGAAACTATGCAACGTGAGCTTAACATGCGTCATATACTAAAAATCCTATCATACTTTAGTGAAAGCATGGTAATGTCAATTCAAGTATATGAAGACCCGAACCGCCCAGGAAAGTACATTGCATGGGATGGCCAGCACACTAGCATTGCACTGTTTATTATCCTTACTAAAGTGTTTGGCGAACGTACTGCAACAGCAATGGTTCCTGTTGTTGTTTATAGTTCGCACCAGAAACTAGAAATTCGCAGAAACTTTATTTTGCTTAATGGCGATGCTAAAGAAAGCTTGGACTTTATTGATACTTACAAGCAGATGGTATTCGGCGTAAAAGTAGATGGTGCAACTGACCAAGAATGGTTAGACACTGCACTAAAAAATGATTACTTTAAAGCAGCAGGATTATTTGCTACTAATTCAAAGTTTGGTGATGAAGATGCACCAGGTGCATTTACTTTGTTAGCTGACACGCTAATGAGTAAAGGTCTAAAAACTCGTAAGCACCCAGAAGTAACACGTATGTTTGCAGACTACTGGGCATACTTGAACGAGGAACGTCCTGTACGTGCTAAAGAAGCAAGGCAGTTGTACGAATACTTTAACTTGTGCTATGAGCAAGACATTAAAGTAGACAAGAAGTATTTGTTGGAGATGGTGTCATTTACCAAAGATTACTTCGAAGCTAACTTTGGCGAAACCGGTGTGTTCTGGGACAAGGTTAAGATGAGCTACACTCGATGGTACGCTAATGCTAACCCAGACAGCTATGCAGAGTTTGGGCTTAAAGGATTCAGCACAGAGATGCGCACAGGTATTCCGTTCTTAATTGCACAAATGAAATTAAGTACTAAGTTGAAAACTCCTACGTATACACCTAACAATGGTTATACAGTTATCAAGCAGGACTTGTGGAAATGAAAACTTTACGAGATCCGCGCAACGATAATCTAAAGAGCAATGCGATACTAAAGGAGCAGCATCGCGCTGCTCCAACTTGTATGCTAGAAGATTGCAGTAACCCACTTAGCATTTACGATGGTCCAGGCAGCAACATACTGTGCAGAGATCATCAACTAGAATGTAGTCCTTATGGCGGAATGGGCAAACCTGAACGTCCACATACGTTCTACCGAGGATGGGAATGTACCAATTGTGGATATGATCCACGCACTGACGAAGTACGCTTTGGACATGTTGAAGATGCTTTTATTAGAAATAGAGCCATGCGTGGTGTAATGCACGGAGATCATATTCACTTAAAGAGTCAAGGCGGTAAAGACACCAAAGACAATATCAATACATTATGTGTATTGTGTCACATGGCAAAGACTTACATCGAAGGTGACTTTTTAGGTAAAAAAGGTCTTGACATCTAGTGTATAGATGCTATACTGTATATAACAATTAGGCAAACAACACAGAGGCGCACCATGAGCAAACAAGCATTTAAACGCGATGAACTTGAAGTTGAATTGCGACATGAGCTTGCGCCTACTGGGGCAAGGAAGCACCCTGCTGTTAGTATACAAGACGCACTTGCTGTTGCATGTGCTGCACTTCGTATTAATGGCGCCTACCTAAAAGACACTCGTCGCTTTAGTTGTGAAGAAAACTTAACACAGTTTGCTAACAAAGAACTTGTTAAGTTTGCTTTTGAACAACGTCCGGGCATGTTACCTATGGACTTTATACGCCCTGTGCCTACTGAAGAAGACTATGCACAAGTTGCAGAAATCCAGCAGTGGATGAAGCGTTACATAATGCTTGGGCTTGGTGACTTAGACGACTTTAAGAAAGACATGATTTCTACAGTGTCACAGGACACAGTGAAGTTTAGCAACTTAGGTCGTGTTGCATATATTCCAGAATTTGTAAGACGCGACAAGCACGAAAGCGGATTAAAGAAAGAGATCCGTGTAGAGTATCGTGACAGTAAGCACTTGGGTAACGTAGCAGATATAGTCGAAGGTGTTGCTAAGATACTAGACAAGCGTTTTAGCACACAATGGGAAAGCTATAACTATACCGCAGTAATAGATGGAAACTTAATTAGCTTTATGAATAAGTACGAGCATGACGTAGGTGCTATGAAACGTATCAAAGGTAAAGTAAAAGCACAAGCACAAAATAAGTTGTTTAGTGCAAACGAAACACGTCTTAATTATGTAAAACTATACAAGGTATAATAATATGTTTACTGAAAATACAATGTGGTTACTCGGAGCGTATCTAGCAGGATCGTTTGCTACGTATTATTTGTTTCTAGGACAAAACTTTAAAAATGCAACTGAAGCAACAATTGATGCATTAATTGACAAAGGATTCTTGCGTCATAAAAAACTAGACGATGGAGAAGTTGAAATTCTCAAGTGGAACGCCAACGATGACTGAAGAGGAACACGATGAAGCAAAGGCAATCTTCGGCATTGTGTGTATAATTTTTTGTATTGTTGGCTTTACACTTAGGTATGTTTTTGTATGATTAAACTACAAGGTAAATTGCCTCGTAAAGTTTATGTTGCCTGTAGTGGAGGTGTTGACAGTATGGCAGTAGTTGACTTCTTAAGTCGTAAGCACGATGTATTTGTACTACACTTTAATCACGGTACTGAACACGGACACAAGGCAATGCAGTTTGTTGAAAAGTATTGTAAGGAAAAAGACATTCCTTGGCTAACTAATATTCCAACTAACACTAGAGTAAAAGACGCTAGTGAAAGTCAAGAAGAATACTGGCGTAATGTTCGTTACGATTGGTTAGAACGATGTACTGAACGAGACGTCATTACAGGACATCATTTAGATGATTGTGTAGAAACCTGGGTGTGGAGCAGTATGCATGGTACAGGAAAGATTATCCCCTACAGTCGTAATGATAGGATCTTTCGTCCGTTTCGTTTAAATCGCAAACGCGACTTAGAACTTTGGGCAAGACTAAACAATGTTCCACATATTGAGGATGACAGCAACGCAGATACATGTTATACTCGTAATTACATTAGACATGATATGATGTCAAGCGTATTAAAAGTTAATCCTGGTATCCATAAGACTATCGCTAAAAAGGTAAAACAAGATGAATATACAACATTCGCCACTGTTTAACACAAAAAAAGCAGAACAGTTATACACAGAAAAAGACGGTGTACTTGTAAAGTACATATGCACAACAGCAACTCAGGAAGGCGGAGACTTTGCCGCTGACATCTTTTATCGTGAAACTCCTCATCCTGAGTTTGGTAATTACTACTTTGGAATATACAGTAATCCTTATGCTGGCGATGCACGAGTAATGATTTGTAATGCTGACATAGTAGAGTCGTTTGACTTTGGAATGATTGAGTCAAAAGGTAAATACTATTACAGTCAACATCGACACGATTACAAAGTAATCGAAGACAAGATGATTGACGGTGGCCGCGCATACATTCGTAGTAGCGGTGAAGTAGACGTATTTAAGATCCAAGACGGAGAGTTTGTACGATACGAATCCTCCGAGTAAAGCAATATTACAACTAGGAGAATACCATGAGCCACAAGCAGATAACACTAGAATTTAAACAATCATTAGACACAACAGACTACGGATTAATTGTAGGCAGTGACGGAATGCTCAAAGGAATCTGGGTTCCTAAAGGTATGGACCATCAAGACATTCCTGAAGGCATTGTAGATATGTGTATTCAGAAGTTTGGAATTGACCCTAACGGAGACTCAGATCAAAGTGATCATAGGGTCATGCACTAGTGATAACACAAGAACAAGTTGATTGGCTAGTAGACTTAGCAAGGGAATGTGATACAGCTGACCCAATTGATTGGGGTCAACTTAAAGTCACCGAGGAACAAGCATATCAAATGATGGCTTCTAACTTACTTGAACAAATGGCAGCAATGGATGAGGACCAGCGTCTTCACATTAGTTTAGCAACAACTACTAAGTTACTTGTTGAAAACTTTGTTCTTAATCTTCGCCTCAAAGGGGCTGATGAAGTAATAAGGAATCTATAAAGAATTTGCTTGACATCTACCACATAGTTTGTTATACTAGTATTAATTATTAGTAGCAAACTTGAGGTAGATATGGACAGTTATTTCGGTAAGACAGCAATGCTTAAAAACACTCGCAACGAGCAGGAAGTTGAGTGCGAAGTCGACAACGTAAGAGTAAACGAATCACTTGATGCTTTCGTTGCAAGCAACAAAATCCACATGCGTTGGAATGGCCAAACATATGTCGGTAATGCGCTTGGTATGGAATTTACTACCGACGGCCCAAAACAATTTAACACTAACAAAGGAAGATATTAATATGCCACTAGTACCTATGGTAGTCGAGCAAACATCAAATGGCGAACGCTCGTATGACATTTACAGCCGCTTAATGAAAGACCGCATTATTATGCTTAACGGTCCTGTAGAAGATAACATGGCTAACTTGATTGTAGCACAGATGTTGTTCTTAGAAAGCGAAGAGCCTGGCAAGGACATTAACTTGTACATCAACTCACCAGGCGGCGCTGTAACAGCAGGACTGGCTATCTACGACACCATGCAGTACATCAAATGCGATGTGCGCACAATTGTAATGGGTCAAGCATGTAGCATGGGATCGTTCCTTGCACAAGCAGGCACAGCAGGCAAGCGTGTTGTACTGCCAGAAGCACGTACAATGATTCACAGAGTAAGCTCAGGCACACGCGGCACAAGCGGTAGCGTACACGTACAAGAGCTACAGTTTGAAGATGCTGCACGAGCATTTGAAGAGTCTAAGAAGGTTAACAAGCGCCTTACAGAGCTTTATGTACGCCATAACACAGCTGGTAAGACATATGATGAACTGTTTGAAACTATGAAGTTTGATACATTCCTTACAGCACAAGAAGCAGTCGAGCATGGACTTGCAGACGAAGTTGTTGAGAAACGCTAATGAGCCAGTGGCTGGATATATGTTGGTTAGAAGTGAAACAAAAGGAGCAAACGATGAACAACGCAGTAAGTAATACAGTTGCAGCTATTAAAGGTATTCCAACCAAAGCGGATCTAAAAGGACTACTTGAACAAAATGTAATAGTAGTTGACTTTAATAAGATCAGTGGTGACAAGCGTGTAATGACATGTACACTACGAGAAGACATGAAGCCTCGAGCAGCTAAAGTTGACCCGTTAAGTCAAAAGAAGGTTCGTGAAATGTCAGATGCTGTTGTAAATGTATGGGACGTTAATGCAGAAGGCTGGCGCAGTTTCCGTTATGATCGTATCAACAGTGTAGATGTTGTTGACGAATACAAGATGGGCTGGTATACCGAAATAAGAGATGGAAATGATAAAGCTACCTGAATCATGGGACCTTTTTCCTATACTAATTTCTAAATTTGATATTAGTGTCTATGAGGAAGAAGATGATGTAATAGATCATATCCTCGGCGATGACGACTTATGCGACCACTTTAATTACGAAGATATTATAAAGGATTAAAAAATGAAATATAAAGTTAAAAGCTTAATAACTGCATTTGATGATTGTGACGTAGACATGATGGGACATCAATGCAATTGCTTTTGCAAAATGGGAAGTGGTATTGCACCAGTGATAGCAAACAGGTGGCCAGAAGCTAGAGCAGTTGATAACAAAACCATGGCTATGGGTATTAAAAAGCTAGGAAATTGGACGTGTGCGCTCGTAGCGCGTACTGGTGGGGTGTCTGGCACCATTATAAATTTTTATGGACAATACTATCCTGGTAAAACAACAGTATTAGATGTTGGTTCAATATATGACGGATTGGAGCGATACGAGGCATTGCGGCATTCATTGCGAGCGTTTAATGTGTCAATTACAAGTCTACCGGCTGGTTTTACTATAGGCCTACCAAAAATGGGAGCAGGCATAGCAGGTGGAGATTGGGAAATTATTTCACAAATCATTGAAGAGGAAATAACTAACATAGACCCTATTATATGTGTACTTAGTGCAGAAGATGTTCCAGCTAATGGTGAAATTGTATGACAGATACAACTGTTACACATTCATACGAGATTGTACAGGAAGAACATTCAGCAAATCTTTCGCGTGTGGTTGAATTAATGTTAGCTGACGGTTGGTGTTGTGAAGGCCCAGCGCAGCCATTATGTCATAGTAACAATTTTGGATCAAAAACGTCGTGGTCTCAGACATTAACAAGAGTATGGAATGTTGGAGAAAACAAACAAACACAGTACGACTACTATAGCAGTTGGGAAAACAAGAAAGGAAACGCCAATGAGTAAAATAATTTATGTACCACTAGAACATATTGATGGGCGATATACAGTTCATATGGATCGTGACATTGAGGCTTACTTGCAATCTAGTGGTAAGGAATATGTAAAAGTGAGGAAGATTTTATTACTATAAGCGGAACCACGTTTGAGTCGTATGATTTTTGTGATGAAGGGGTGTATTACGCGCCGATCATATATACCGTTGATGAATGGTTTGCCGCACACGACAGGGAATCAGGACTACAATGACAAATAATCAATATCAACCAAAAGGCGGTATGTGTTGCGTTTGTAATCGTAAAAATGCCAACTGTTCAAGCCTTGAATTTAAAAACATGCGCATTATAGAACATCACGATCACATTAAAATTGTAAAGTGCGAGAACTTTACTAAGACTAACTGCAATTTAGACAAATAAAAGAGGCTTAACTGCCTCTTTTTTGTTGACAAAGTGCTATAATAGTTGTATAAATTGCAAAAACAAGGGTAAGGCAATGAAAAATCAAGCATTAACATACGCAACTGCTGCTCACGCTGCTGTTGGTCAGATGCGCAAATACACAGATGAGCCATACATTGTACACCCTATTCGTGTTGCAACAACTGTTGCAAAGTTTGGTGGTACTGACGATATGATCTCTGCGGCGTACTTGCACGATGTTGTTGAAGACACTGGTGTAAGCATTGTTGATATACAAGATATGTTCGGACCAGCTGTTGCACTTATCGTTGATGGTCTTACTGATGTTAGTGTGCCAGAAGATGGCAATCGTGCAGTACGTAAAGCAATGGATAGACAGCATAGTGCAGATGCAACATACGAAGCTCAGTTTGTTAAGTGTGCTGACATCATAGACAACGCTCATGATATTGGCGACAATGATCCTAGCTTTAATGTAGTGTACCGCAAAGAAATGCTGTTGCTTATCCAAGTGTTGGACAAAGTCAAAGGTAGTGCTATCCACTACGCCGCACACGAAGCACTAGGTCAATGAAAAGTACTCGACGTCCGCAAGCACCGAAAGTACGCAACTTTGAAGCAAAGGCGGTAAGGGATCCACAAGGTCCCTTCCGTCCCAAAGTAATTAAAAATAAGATGAAGAAGAAAATTAAGCACACTAAAATTGTGTGGGATGACTAACTAACTGAGAAATACAGTATGAAACATATACCAAAGGAAGATAATCGTAATTACGATGAAGAAGCAAGGAACTTAATCAGACCGTTAAGTCTTGAAAGGCAGTATGAATTGTATGACATTGTTCTTAAGAAGCAAAAATGGTCAAATTCACCTACACGCGACTTAGAACTAGCGGCTGTTGCTAGGGCAATAGAAACTGTCTCAGGCGCAGATCCATCGAGGCTTAATAGAATAAAGCGAGGCTTTAAAAGCTCTATGGCAGCAAACGCCAACCCAAGAGATGGATTTACTAAACCAGCAAAGAAGAAAGCATAATGCAATATCTTAAAGAAGTGACAGTATGGGACACACTCGTTCAGAATCACACATATATTGTTAACGATGGCGGCAACTTGGCAGGCTACATTAGGCAAGGTACAACTGAAGAGATTATGTTTTCAAAGCCTATGAAGCAATGGTCCAAGAGCCGCCGCAAATTTGAGAAGGTGAAACATGAATAAGTGTAGTGAATGTGGCAAAGCATACTTATACTCACCGTATTATTCAGCAGGAAAGCAACACATATTCTGTGGAGCAGAGTGCGGTTTAAAATGGTATACCAGAGAAAACAAAGAGGTGAAACATGATGCCATTTGATGAAATGACGCAGTTAGAACGTAAAGCAAATGTACATGCTGTTCTAGAACGGGACAATTTAACTCCGTGGGCACGTAAATTCTGGGGCAACGTATTTGATACTATTGCAATAGATGAAGTAAAATATAATACTAGGATTGAAGCAGATCGTATTATGAATGAAATGAACAAAGATGTACGATACAATGTACGATACAAGCGTTAAATCTAAATGGTTGACATAGTGGCATTTAGGTGTTATACTATATATAACAATTAGGCAAAAGGGCAATATAATGAACGATATGAAATTTACAACAGCAGGTGACTACATGCGAATGCAACCACAAGAAATTATCAAACATTTAGAAGCTGACAATAGCAAGCTCGCTAAACAAGCAATTCTACTAGAAGCAATGCAGGAAGGACTTGATGAGTTCTTTGAAGGCATTACGATGGCACTTGATCCGCTTGTAACATTTGGAGTTAAGAAAGTTCCGGAGCGTTCAGACGTACTTAGTGGACAAGGCTTGGACTGGATAACATTCAAATCACTAGCATTCCAACTTATTAATCGAGAGCTTACAGGACACGCGGCACGTGATGCAATTGAACTTGCAATGAGTGTTGCTACTACTGAACAGTGGAATATGTTTTACAGACGCATCTTAATCAAAGACTTACGATGCGGCATGAGCGAAAAGACTGTTAACAAAGTAGCCAAAGAGTTTCCGCAATACGCTATTCCAATCTTTGGATGCCAACTTGCACATGACAGTGCTAACCACGAAAAGAAGATGGTTGGCATAAAACAAATCGAAGTTAAGCTGGATGGTGTACGTGTACTGGCTGTATGTCGCGCAGGTAAGGTAGAACTGTTTAGTCGTAACGGCAGACAGTTCCATAACTTTCCACACATTGTTGAAGAGATTGAAGCAGTACTGGCAGCAAAGCCTGCACCATATGATTGTGTGCTAGATGGCGAAGTGATGAGTGCAGACTTCCAGGATCTTATGAAGCAGTTGCAACGTAAAGATGGCAAGAAAGCAACTGATGCAGTACTACACTTGTTTGATTTTATCCCACTAGTAGACTTTCTTAAAGGATCGTGGAACACACCGCAGACTACTCGCAGTAACTTAGTTAAGTATTGGGTACTGGAGAACGAGAGCTTACTTCAGCACGTACAAGCATGCGAATGGGAAGATGTCGATTTAGATTCAAAAGAAGGCGAAGCTCGCTTTGTTGAGCTTAATAAGGCGGCTGTAGACGGCGGCTATGAAGGTCTTCTTATTAAAGATCCAGATGCTCCGTATGAATGTAAAAGAACTCACGCTTGGCTTAAAGCAAAGCCGTTTATTGAAGTAACATTGGAGGTTGTAGATGTTGAAGAAGGTACTGGACGTAATGAAGGCAGACTTGGAGCGATTGTCTGCGAAGGAGTCGACGATGGTAAAAGTATTTTCGTTAATGTCGGTAGTGGCTTCACTGATGTTCATAGGGACGACTATTGGTCTAGTCGTGATGCTCTTCTTGGCAATCTCGTTGAAGTAAGAGCTGACGCTGTTACACAGAATCAAGACGGAATTTATAGTTTGCGTTTTCCACGATTTAAAACATTCCGAGGCTTTGAGCCAGGAGAGAAGATATAATGAATAAATTAAAAGCAGTATGGAAACGATTCAAAAAATTGATTGGAATGAAAGATAGTGATATTTTTGATAAATCAAAACTAACCTATACCGATGGAGATAACACCTAATGATTAAAGGTATTTTTATTGGCGCATTGTTAGTAGTAGGGTTAGTTGGCTACGGCATACTAGATACTAACACTATTGCAGATGCAGGTGACAGAGTAAAAAATGGCGTTAACTATGTAGCCACTTCACTCGACGAAGCCACTCGATAACAAACAAAATTAGGAAAAAGATATGAAGCACTTAATGCATTTCATTAAATGGAACTTCACGGGCATGCAACCATATACGTATCGTTACATTGCTTATTTCACAATAGGCTTACTTGCTGAAATGTTTGTAGATGGCGGCATTGGTATTGCGCCTGCTGCAATACTAGTTGATTTAGTAGTTGAGCTTGTTCGTATGCAGTATGCAAGCTTTAAACAAGAACAAAAAGACATCATTGATGCACTCAAAAAGTCAAGTAATTCTTGACTTTTTCATTATATGGCTATATAATAAGCATATACTATAAAACAGAGGCATTTCATGACTGATAACTTTAAACTATTATCGGATGCAGAACACATCCGCAAACGCTTTTCCATGTACGGCGGCTCGCAGGTTGTACAAGAAGAAGTATCTTTTATCAACGCAGAGTTTAAAAAAGTAAACATCGTAGGCGGCTTGTTAAAAGTTATCAACGAAATTATTGACAACAGTGTAGACGAACACGTTCGCACTAACCGCGAGTTTGCTACACGTATTGATGTAGACATTGAAGCTGACGGTACTATTGTTGTAAGCGACAACGGTCGTGGCATTCCTAGTGTAGAGATTGATACTCCGGATGGTAAAGAATACCAAATGGTAAGTGCATTTACGCGAGCAAGAGCTGGTAGTAACTTTGATGATGACAATCGCGAAAGCATTGGCATGAACGGAGTTGGCAGTATGATTACGTTTGTAACATCTACTAAGTTTGATGCTAAGAGTAGTGACGGCAAACTGCAAGTACAAATGGTAGGCAAGGACGGGCAGATTGATCGTATCCGCACTAAAGAAACATCGTTAAAAGGTACAACTGTAAAGTTCCAACCTGACTATGCTTTCTTTGGTATGGAGAATATTGACCAAGCACACACAGATATTATCGAAGAACGTGTGCGTTCATTAGCACTTGCTTTTGATACAGTACGCTTCCGCTTTAACCGCAAAACTATTAAACTAAAATTTGCTGACTACTTTGGAACATGTGATGTGTTCAATACAGAGAAAGCAGTATTTGGTATTACTAAGTCAGACGGCAGCTTCCAATCACACTCGCTTGTAAATGGCTTGAGTGTTAAAGGCGGCACACACATTGACTTCTTTATTAGTGCAGTGATTGGTAACTTACGTGAAGTACTAAAGCGTCGACGCAAAGTAGATATTAGTGCGGCACGTTTGAAGCAACACCTGCGAGTACATGCTATTGTAAACGGCTTCCCAGCACTAAAGTTTGACTCGCAAACTAAAGAGCGTGTAACAAACTCAAATGCAGAATGCCGCGATGCTATTGGCGACTTTGACGTAAGCAAAGTTGTTGCAAAGCTAATGAAGAACGCAGAGCTTATTGATGAGATTTGTGCTTACACTAGATTGCAAGATGATCTTAATGCTAAGAAAGACTTAGGCAAACTAGAGAAAGCAAAGAAAGTTAAAAGCGACAAGTACTTTGCAGCTATTGGACGCAACACTGACAGGATCTTTGTTGTAGAAGGTGACTCAGCAAGTGGTGGCTTGATTAAATGTTTAGGACGCAAAGGTAATGCGTTTTATGCACTCAAAGGTGTTCCGCTTAATGTACTAGAAGTGTCGCATCAGAAGTTTATGGCGAACAAAGAACTTAGCGAACTGTACAGCATTATTACAATGTTTCCAGAAGCAGAGATTTGTTTAGCAACTGACGCTGACGCAGATGGCATGCGTATTACAGGACTAGTATCGTTGTTTATGTTTAAGTACTTTCCGGAGCATTTAAATAATGGCAAGATGAAGATCCTACGCACACCTATTGCAATTGGCAAGAAGAACAACATTGTTAAAGAATGGGCATACACGTTTGCAGATGTAAACAAGATTGATCACAAGCTAGACGTAAGCTATGTAAAAGGCTTGGGTAGTTGGAGTGAGAAAGACTTAAAGCACATCATCGACGCAGACACAATGGCAGAAATGTTGCCGACCGTAAGTATTGCTGACACTGACCTCTTTACAAATTGGTTTAGTAGTAGTACAATCGATTATCGCAAAGAGCAGTTACTACAAAGTGCTCCTTTCGACATAATGAAAATTTAAGGGTATAAAGAATGACAAAGCAACTTCCACTCGAAGGCTTCTTTAAGAACGAATACATTGACTTTTCAGTATACGACAATGTGCGTAAACTAGCAAACTATATTGATGGGCAAAAGAACGCAAGTCGTAAGATTGTACACACAGTGCTACAACAGAACATTGACAAATTTGTTAAAGTAAGCAACTTAGGTCCTAAGGTACAGGACTATGCACAGTATTTGCATGGTAGCCTAGAAGGCACTATTGTTAACATGACTGCAAACTATGTAGGCAGTGGCAACAATGTTCCATTACTAGAAGGCGATGGCAACTTTGGATCATCGTTTATTAATGATGCGGCTGCTACACGTTATATCTTTGCACGTATGAATCCTATCCTAAAGAAACTGTATGTTAAGGATGACTTTGTAAGTCTTGAGCATCAGAACTTTGAGGGGGCTAAGATTGAGCCCCGCTACTATGTACCAGTACTTCCTATGCTCGCTATCAACGGCAGTGAAGGTGTAAGTATTGGCTTTGCACAAAAGATCCTTCCACGCAAGCCCAAGGAGATTATGAAGTGGGTAAAGCAACGTGCTTCAGGTGAGCGCATTACTGCTAACCTTACTCCGCATTGGGAAGGTATGAGTTGTGTTGTTAACAAAGGCGAAAGCAAAGTCCAATGGGAGATCACAGGATCGTTTGTACGCAATACTAAGCACCGTATAACTATTAACTCGTTGCCAGTGGGTTATACACTCAAGCAATATCAAGCAGTGTTAGAGAAGCTCGTAGACGACAAAGTGATTAAAGACTATGATGACTTGAGTGACAATGATGTGTTTGAGTTTGAAATCCAAGTAGATCGTGCGTTCGGTGAACGAACAGATGAATGGATTATGACCAAGCTAAAGCTGATTAAAAAGGTAAGCGAAAACTTTACTTGTATTGATGAGAACAACAAGATTGTTATCTTTAAAGGTCTTAAAGAGTTGTTAGAAGCATGGTATGTCAAGCGTATAGAGTACAACGACAAGCGCAAGCAGCACTTACTAGCTAGTATGCAAGAGGAAATGGACTATACTAACGCTAGAGCCAAGTTCATACAGGGTGTTGTAGACGGCGCTATAGAGCTTCGTAACACCAAGGAAACGGCAGTAATTACACAAGCTGAAGCGTATGACGCTATCTTACAAGGTCGTGTTAAGGGCTTCTTAGGACTTCCTATGCGTAGCTTAACAACAGAAGAAATTGCAAAACTAAAAGCAAAAGCAAAAGCTCTTAAATCTGAGATTGTAACGTACAGTAAAAATACGTTTGAAGATATTCTGATTGGCGATTTGTCTGCTGTATCCATCTAGAAAGTAAACTGTATAAATACAGTATGACACAATTAAATACATCTGAACTTGACACAGCGATTCAAGACCTAGGTTCATCACTTAGTTCTATTATTAATAGAGCACTTACTGTTGACGACATGCGTATGCAAGCATTAAGTTCTGTGGAATTTATAGCAGACGACAATGGTATATACGGTAAAGGGTTACAGTGGAAAGGCCAAGGTCCTACTAAGCAACTTATATATAGAGCTAATCCGGATCGTTTATGGACTGACGAAAGTATTGACTTAGGCCAAGAACAGGCTTATATGATTGGTAATACTGCTGTACTTAGAATGACAGAATTAGGTTCTGCTGTAAGAAATAGTAGCTTAGTAACTGTCGGCACACTTCAAGGATTAAACACTAGTGGCAATTTAAGTATTGATGGTTATATATTCTATAACACAGATACTGAAGCGTTTGGTATTGGAACAGAAGCACCTAATGGTAAATTTGCTTTAGCAACACTTGATGCAGAATTTATTATTGATACAGATCCAGGTACTGCAAAACTAGGTACATGGACTTCAGATGATTTAAGAATACTTACTGATGATACAACAAGATTAATTGTACGTGCAAACGGCAATATCGACCTAGGTGATCCTGATGGCAGTGACACGCGAGTTACAGTACATGGCAAACTAGGCATTGGCGTTAACAATATAGATTCAGATGTAGTATTAAGTACAAGTGGTCCAGTTAAGTTTGAAAACAAGAAATTTATGAATGGCACTGACATACCTACTGCTGGCAACTTTAGACAGGGTGATATTGTTTGGAATGAAACTACTGTATCAACTGGTTATATTGGATGGGTGTGTACTAGAACAGGTACGCCTGGTGAATGGAAACCATTTGGACAAATAGGATAATATTATGGAACATTATAACGATACAGTTGCTAAACTAAAACTTGCTCTAGTTACAGCAGCAGATGCACTAGAAGTGGTAGCACACCATGCTACAGTTCCTGAATTTAAAGACAATGGAATAAGTGGCAACAAAGTGCATGGTGGCGTCATTAGCATGTTTGAAAGTATCGGCATTAAAGACGAAGCTACAAAGCGTATCATGTATGTAAATGACAATGGTGTTAGCATTGATAATATAGTTATTAATACCATTAGCAGCAGTCCTACAGTCAGCGGTGATCTAACAGTTAACGGTTTAATTACTGCACAGCAGTTACATGTAAATGAACTTACTGCTGACGTACGCAATGAGCGCACATCTCCATTAGAATTTGTAGCAGATGACAACGGCATCTATGGCAAAGGATTGCAGTGGAAAGGTCAAGGTCCTACTAAGCAGTTTATATTCAGAGCAAATGAAGATAGATTATATTCTACGGAAACAATTGACATTGCAGCAGATAAGAGTTTTTCAATTGGTAATATTCCTGTAATAACTACAACAGAACTAGGCAGTAGTGTTAGAACAAGTAGTTTGTCTAGAGTTGGCACATTGCAAAACTTGCGCACAAACGGCGACTTGAACATCGATGGCTTTATTATGTACGATAGTGATAGTCAGCGACTAGGCTTCGGCACTGAAGATCCGAACGGTAGCATTAGTATTACTAGTTTAGATTCGGAGTTTATAATTGATGTAGAATCAAATATTACTAAAATTGGTAATTGGACTACAGACGATTTACAAATTATAACAGATAACACAACACGTATTACAGTAAAGGCTAATGGTAAGGTCGACTTTGGTCGTAGTGGACGTAATGATGCACAAGTTAGTGTATATGGCAAACTGGGTGTAGGAGTTAACAATGTATCAGACGATGTTTCAATTGCAACTGCAAATGGAATTCAAATCGCTGGCACAAAAATTACAACAGGTACAGCAATACCTGATAACGGAACATATCGCCAAGGCGATGTTGTTTATAATACAAATGCAGTTGCTACAGGTTATGTAGGATGGGTTTGTATCCGTGAAGGTTCTCCAGGCGAGTGGAAAGCGTTTGGACAAATATCTTCTTAGACCGTCTTAGCATAAAAAAAATATTAAACACCAATGCGGAATGCTTTCGCCATACATTATCAATTAGGCGACTCAAAAATGCAAGACAACGTTCCAAAAAATAATAATCATCCAGAAATTATTAAGCAAGTCGAAAACTGGGACATGTACGCACGTCTAGTTCCTACTCTTTTCCTTTTTGGTTTTGGAACATTAATCCTGCTGGGCTACATAGAATTTAAAATGGTATTTTATGTAGGACTAGGGTTGTTTTCAGTTACAGCAATATGTTGGTGGTTTTGGACTATTTACACAATCAAACTATTAGTAGGCACGCTAAATATAGCTAGTGACGGGCTGGCGGACGTTCGAGACGAATTCCGTAAAATAAATGAAGATATACGGGAATTTAAAGATGACATCGAGTGAAAAGCACAAAATTATTAAAGCGGTATTAAATGTCGTAAGCGGTATTAGTATGGCAGTTATCGTTAGTTTAGGTATACTATACATAGGATTTAATAATGCATTTGTGTTTAACAATGCAGGTATTGCAGTAACAAACAATCCAGTAACTGGCGATCAGATTAATTTTATTCTAGAGGGCAGTCGACGACATGAATGTGTACTAACAAAGGTACGCTCGGATGCATATGATGACGCTACTGGTGAAAGATTTGCATTAAACTTTGCTAGAAAAATATATATAAGGTCAAATGACTATCTTGGCTCGGACACAGGCATAGTTGACCATCAGTGGGGAGTACCTGTACCAGATGATATGTATCCAGGGTTGTATAGAGTAACCCTATACAGCGAGTTTGAGTGTGTACTTACTTTTCAAAAAAACTAAAGTCCAAATTTTTGATAACATCTCACTTATTATAGAATAAATAAATTTATGCTAGTAATTGGTAATGGTGAAAGCCGCGCCTCAGTAAACATTGATAAATTAAATTATACTAAGATTGGATGCAATGCTATTCTTCGTGACTTTAGTGTTGACCATCTTGTATGTGTAGATCGTCCTATGCTACTAGAAGCATTAGAATTAAACTATAATAAACATGCAACAGTGTATACTCGCGCAAATCAATTTGCGCTATCTCGGTATCAAACGAACATACGTATAGTTCCGGACTTACCTTATATAGGAGATCAACGCCCAGATGATCCTATACATTGGGGTGCAGGACCGTATGCTGTGCTACTAGCAGCAAAGATGACAACAGATGACATACACTTGCTAGGCTTTGACTTACACAGCGTAGACAAGCTTGTTAACAATGTATACAAAGATACTGCAAACTATTCGCATGCACACAAGAGTGCTGTCGATCCTAGATACTGGATCTATCAAATAGGAAAAATATTTAAACATTACCCAACAACACAGTTTGTTGTACACAACGATGATTTTGAATTACCAAAAGCCTGGAAACAATCTAATGTTTCGCTTGACACGATAAGTAATTTGTAGTATAATATACGTAAGGACTTAGCGTCAACCCTTCTAACTCTGCCGCTCATATGTTAACTATAGGAGATTACAATGGCATATTATTCAACTAAGCATTACGGACACAACATTGGGTTATCAGCGGTATTTAGGCAACCTAACGCAGATCATTCACACTGTCACTTACTACACGGATACAGTTTAGCATTTACATTTAAGTTTGGATGTACAGAACTAGATCATAAAAACTGGGCAGTAGACTTTGGTGGACTAAAGCCACTAAAGAAATGGCTAGAAGATAACTTTGATCACAAGACTGCAATCGACAAAGATGATCCATACTTAGAAAAGTTCATGGAACTACAAGAACTTGACCTAGCAGAAATTGTTGTAATGGACGGTGTTGGTGCAGAGAAGTTTGCAGAACATGCATTTAACTTTGCAGACAAACTAGTACGTGAAGCAACTAACAATCGCTGTTTCTGTGTAAGTGCAGAATGTGCAGAGCATGGAGCAAACTCAGCGATTTACGAGGCATAATGAAACAGTACACTGAAGGAGAAACTAAAGCAGAACGCAAGGCAAGAAAAAATACCAACAAAGGGTGTCGTCCTCTTGACGAGAGTATAACTTCCGTATCGGTGCCAGCGAAACTGCCTATTAATCTTTCGGACGCTACTCGTTATGTCGTGTGCTTAAAGTATGGTACCAAGTATAGTGCAGACTATGTAAACAAGTTATATAACATGGTCAAGCGTAACCTTACACTTGATCATGAATTTGTTTGTTATACCGAAGATGCAACCGGTATCGATCTTGGCATCAGAATTGAACCTATTCCACTGATGCCAGGAGTAACAGGTTGGTGGTACAAGCCAATGTTCTTCAATCCCAATATAGGATTAAAAGGAACGGTCCTTTTCCTAGACTTAGATGTAATAATTTTTGAGAACATTGATTATTTGTTTACATTCAAACCAAATAAATTTTGCATTATTCGAGATTTTAATAGGCAGTTTATACGTAATTATAATAAATTTAATAGCAGTATCTTTAGACTAGATACTAGTATGCATAGTAAAGTTTATACTAACTTTATGAAAGATCCAAACGGGCCTATTAGAAGATATCACGGAGACCAAGATTGGCTTCGAGCAACAATACCAGATGGCGAATTCGAATATTGGCCCGAAGAATGGATACAAAGCTATAAGTGGGAAATGCGCGGACGTCCTAGGTATGACAAAAGTCCAAGAGGACAACGTGACTTTGAAACTGCTGGCGAACCTACAATTAAAAATACTACAAGTGTAGCAGTATTCCACGGAGATCCTAATCCGCATAACTGCAAGGATCAGTGGGTGGTTGATAATTGGACAATTTAGAAAAAGATTTAGAATCCTGGATAAGAACGCTCAGCATTCCAAATGACAAAAACCAAGGACCGCGCTGCCCGTATGCTAAATCCGTATGGGATAATAATCGAGCAAAGGTTATAATATGCAACTAAGCGTAATCGATGTTAAACACTACACAGACACGCTGTTTAGAATACGAGTCGAACGTCCACGCTCATATAGATTCACAGCAGGTGAGTTTGTAATGATTGGGTTAGACAACTGGTCAGAAAAACTACAAAAGAACAAACCTATAATGAGAGCATACAGTATATCAAGTGGTCCATGCGATGACTGGCTTGAATTTTATAGTATCAAAGTGCCAAACGGGCCGCTTACAAGTAAACTACAGCATATTAAAGTAGGCGATATGCTAGAAGTGGGAGAGAAACCAACTGGCACTCTATTGCTTGCTAACTTAGATATAGGCGGTCATTTAGTAATGATGGCAAGTGGCACAGGTATTGCGCCGTTTATCAGTTTGCTACGTGATCCCGAAACATATGACTTGTTTGAAAACATAACAGTGACATGGACAACTAGATTAAATGCTGAACAGGATTGTTATAGAGACTTTTTAAATGAAATGCCTATTGAATACATCAGTACAGTGACACAAGAAGATGCTGAACTAAACGGACGTATTCAAACATTCATGGAGGACGGCACTGTTAAGATTAACGATCCATCTTTCCAACGTGTGATGTTATGTGGCAGTATAGGATTTAACAACGACCTAAAAGAACATTTTAATTCATTAGGCTTTTGTGAAGGTAATAAAAAGACGCAAGGTACGTTTGTGCAAGAGCGGGCATTTGTAGGTTGACAAGGTTTAAGAAACGTGTTATACTATATAAACAATGGTACAAGCAACTAAGGCAGAATCCGAACTATGCATGGTACAACTGTATAGCATGGGCAATTTACAATTCAGGCACACACGAACTAGACGGTTCCTACAGGAAGTTTTAATATGCAAGATCTTAAATTTACAACATGCGGTGACTATATCAGTGATCAACAAACTATACAACGTATAGGCTTTGCATGCAAGTACATGCACCCGGATCAGACACAGAAGAAGAAAGTACTAGAAGAGATTCAGCGGCCGCTAAATACTCGTAGTACAACAGTACAGTGGCTTAACCGTCAAACTGTTGAAGTTGCAGAGCAACGTCTATGGGATATTATGGTACACAATATACAATCGTACTATAACTTGATTGAATATGTAGGAGGTTTGACGCATGAATTACGAATGGTTCGTCTTGGCAGTGACGTACTTCCTTTATATACTCAGCGTGACTGGGCTTATTTTTGGCAGCAGGCTGATGTTATTGCGTATGCGGAAACACACTTCGAAAGTGTCGGCAAGCTCGCCCGCGCTTTGGATGTGCGGCTTAGTATGCATCCTGGTCAGTTTACTGTGCTTGCTAGTGATACACCAGATATTGTAGATAGGAGCATAGAAGAATTTGAATATCACACCGATGTCATCCGCTATATGGGTTACGGCAAGACCTTCCAAGACTTTAAGTGCAATGTTCATATCTCAGGCAGAAACGGTCCAGCCGGCATTAAGGCCGCACTCAAGAAACTCACGCCAGAAGCAAGAAACGTTATCACAATCGAAAACGACGAAAACAAGTGGGGTATCGAACACAGCCTCGAGCTTGCAGACGATCTCGCTTTGGTGCTAGATCTCCATCATCACCTGTGCCGTGAAAACGAATACATACTACCAACCGACGATAGATTTAAACGCATAGTAGATTCTTGGAGAGGTGTACGCCCTGCAATACATTACAGTTATAGTCGTGAAGAATGGGTAGGACATATTGATACCAATACTAAGCCAGACTTTCCTACACTATTAGAGCAAGGATACAAGAAAGGTAAACTACGAGCTCATAGCGAGTATTATCCTAACAATGCTACAAATGAATGGGCGTTATCGTTTCTGCCATACGCAGACATTATGGCGGAGGTAAAATTTAAGAACATTGCTTCTATTGAGCTATACAACTATGCTGTTAAGACTGGAGCAATTCAGGGAAATGTTTATACACACCGTGAGTTTCAGTCTTCAACTTCCTCAGAGTATCTCGCTGGAACTTTACCTGTTTCTCAACTTCAACAATCGGGTATTCTCCAAGTAGCATAATAGCACGGGCATACTCGTTGTAATCTTGTGTAAAACGGGTATGCCAAGTATTCCACGCCTTTGCTTCTTTGTCAACAGTTTTGTACCATTCCTTTATGCTTGCAGATTGTTTGGCAAATGCTTCACTTCTGTCGGGATTAGTAGCATACCATTCTTTTAATCCTTGAGCAGTTTTAGTATTAGAAGTTCCTCTACGTTTAGCCATTGCTTTTGCATGATTGCGTTTATGTTCCTCTGTACGAGGAGGCTTCTTTCGTCCAGTCAGTATACGACTCATGTGGTCCTTCATTTCTTGGCTAGGAGTTCCACCTTCGCCACCGTATGTCATATTAACAAGTATTCCGCCCTCTGACTTTAACCCGTACTTTGCAATAAGTTCTATTTCTAAATCCCATGCTTCTTGTTCGGATAGATTCTCTGTTAATAGTTGTATGCGTATGTCGTCTTTTGGTTTGATTTCGGCACCGTTCGAACGACGATGTGATGCCCAAGCCCTGACATCTTTACCCATACCTATGTAGTAGGGTGTCTGATCTTCGCGGATATATTGGTATACGTAATAAATATTCATGCTGATAGTTCCTTTTTAACTGTTAGAGTAGTCAGATGTTAGAGCATCGTGGACTACACTTTTATTTATCATTTTGTGGACATTATGTGCGAGTCTAAAGTGGTTGACATACACCATCTTCACTGTTATACTTAAACTTATTGTATAAATATTATAAGAGAAGAAGACTTTCTTCTCAAATAAGGAAACGGATATGAATTACCTAGCGAAAATGTACAGACGCAACAAGCCAGCAGCAGAGAGCTCGAGTTCGGATAAGAATCCAAATCGTGTTAGTGGTGGATTAAAAGCACAAGGCGGCGATCACTTTACTATGATTGCTGAGAACGGCTTGGAGCAGCAGATTCCCACACAGCGTTATGTGCAAAGTTTGGAAGAGCAGTCAAGAAAACAGCGAGCAGCTATAACCGTCCTAGAACGTAAGCTAACTCGCTGTGAAACTGCAATTGAGCAGCTAAAAGGAATGGTTAGACCTTCTTAGAAAGTTTAAGCACTTCTTTAACTAAATCTTCTTTCTTCTTGCGTCTGTCAATGTCAACGCCATAAGTTGCTAGTGCAAATTCTTCTAACTTTACTTTTGTAAGTTTAGATAAACTTGCTTTAGTAACTTTTACAGCTTTAACTTCGGTAATCACAGGTTCGATCTTAGGTGCAAATCCTACACCATTTTTCGTAATTGTTTTTTCAATATCTGACAGCTTCTGTGTTGCTTCTACTTTACCCGCCGGAATGGCAAGATCTTTCTTTTTAATTGTCATTTTTTCAGGTGCAATATCAGACAATTTTTGCGTTGCTTCTTTTTCTGCTCGATTTACACTAGGTGCAAACATTGTTGCTAGCCATTTAAACATAAGTTTTCCTCCTTAAGGAACATATATTTACTAAATATTTACACAAAGGAGACTAGAAATGGTTAAAACATGGATAAAGAAAAGATTAGAAGAAAGAACTACACTAGACGGTGCAGTATTAGTACTTGCAGGAATTGCATTTCTAATATTTAAACCTATAGCAGCTTTAGTAGCATACGGTGCTATTGCATATGGTGCTTGGACAATATATAAGTCAGAATAATCAAGATGCAACAAATTGTAACAATCACCTAAAAACGGTTGCTTATCTGCTGTAATGTGTTTAAATACTAATAGTTCCAGGAGAATTATATATGAAATATATTACAGCAGCATTAGCGGCTTTATTCCCACTTGTCCTATCAGCACAAACATACACTAACGAAGTAGCAGCTATCATCAACGATAATTGTGTAGTGTGTCATCGCGCTGGTGGCATCGGGCCAATGAGCTTTGAAACATACGAGCAAGTACGCCCTTGGGCACCATTAATATCACTTAAAGTAATGAAAAGAGAGATGCCGCCATATGCGTATGACCACGGTATTGGAATTCAAGACCTACAAGGTGATTGGCGCTTATCACAAAAAGACATAGACACAGTAGTTGAGTGGGTAGATACCGGAGCAAGTTATGGCGACCCAGACAAGGTAGTACAGCCAGTAAATTTGCGTGATCCAGAAGCATGGAGTTTTGAAGAAGACTTTGGCGCACCGGACGCAATCATTGCCAGTGTTGCAATTGACATTCCAGCAAGCGGTAACGACTTGTGGCACAAGCACAATGTTCCAACAGGACTAAGTGAAGACCGTTGCATTAAAGCAGTACAAGTTAAACCACGTGGCGATGCAAAATCAGTAGTACATCATGCCAACTCAAGTATTATAACTGAGGGAGGCAGGCAAGGTATGCTGACTGAGTATGCTATGGGAAAGTGGGGAGAAATAGTACCACAAGGAGTATGTCGTACTATACCAGCAAACGCAGAAGTAGCATGGGACATTCATATGTTCCCCGGTGGACTTGGAGCAATGGCACCAGGATCAGTTATTCGAGACAACGTGGTAGAGATTGGGCTTTGGTTATACACCGAAGAGGAAAGCCAAGAATTGAAATACAAACAAGACTTGAGTTTATATCGCCTAGGAGACCAGGACGATATTACTATCCCACCCAACGGCTATTACATGACACAAGGCTTCCACAGTTTTGATCATCCAGTTAGACTAGATAGTTTTCAACCACATGGACACTTGCGTATGAACGCAGCAAGTTTGGAAATATTCTATCCTGAGACAGGACAAACAGAACAGATTAGCCAAGTATCAAATTGGAGTGCAACATGGCATCACAGTCATTTGTACAATTCAGACGTAGCACCGCTTATACCAGCAGGCGCAGTTATTGTGCTAAAGCAATGGTATGATAATACAGAAAACAATCCAAATAATCCAGATGCTGATATGTGGGTAATGGGAGGTTCAAGAACAGGTGACGAAATGACTCACGCTTGGCTTGCTATTACACACTTAGACGAGGAAGGATACAATAAACTAAAAGAGGAAAGGAATGAAAAAGTTAATATGGCTAGTAAGTAGTTTATTACCAGCGGCAGGACTAGCTGTAGATATCGACTACGCTGAAAATGTAGCACCTATATTTGTAGAACAATGTCAAGCTTGTCATAGAGAAAGTGGCATTGCGCCATGGGCAATGACTGACTATAGAATGCTACAAGCATTTGCTCCTGCAATTAAAGAAGCTATTGTATCAAAACGTATGCCACCAGGACAGATCGATCGCAAGTATGCAAAGGATATCATAAATCACAGAACGCTAAATGATTTAGAGATGGAAACTCTTGTAGCTTGGATTGACGCAGGCACTCCTGTAGAAGGTGATAGAGATCCTCTAACAGAAACTACGTACTCAACTTCAGAATGGGTACACGGTGAACCTGATATGATTATCGAAGTTCCCCCACAAGAAATACCAGCAATAGGATCTATGGGACCTAATGCAATACCTTACAGATACACGCAAGCAGACCTAGGATTAACTGAGGATCGTTGGTTACGTGGGTCACAGTTTTTGCCTTCAGAGCCAACTGTAATGCATCACATGCTAAACTCAATTACAGTACCTGGCGAGCGCAACGGTAACATCTTAGGTACACAAGGTGGTGGTCAAGAAGAAATGAACAATGCTTCTATCTCTGCATATGTTCCAGGTGGTGATCCTGAATTTTATGACGAGAACACTGGTGGGTTAATACGTGCAGGATCAATTGTAAACTTGCAACTACACTACACACCAGACGGCACTGCTAGAACAGATAAAGCAAGAATTGGCCTATACTTTCACGACGAAGGTGTAGTACCACAAGAAAGAATGGCAGGAGATTGCGCTTGTATATTTCCTGATACGTGGACACCGATCCCGCCGTATGACCCTAACTTTATTCAGACAGCAGAAGTAGTATTAAAGAACGATGTTAACTTGCATACATTCTTACCCCACATGCATTTCCGTGGTAAAAGCATGAAAGCAACTGCATTCTACCCAGATGGTACTGTAGAGGAGCTAATCGATATTCCTGTATACAACTACGCTTGGCAGCTATCATATACCTGGAAAGAGCCTAAGCCTTTACCTAAAGGAACACGCCTTTTTGTAGAAGGGGCTTTTGATAACTCAGAAGAGAATAAAATGAATCCAGACCCAAGCAGACTAGTGCCATGGGGACAAATGTCAGAAGATGAAATGTTCTTTGGCGCATTTACTTGGAAAAACTTATGATTGGCTATTTAATATATGGAATTCTTATATTTGTTAATATAGCAATATATGTAATGGTACAGATGTATTTTGAAGGACACGAGGCATTTAACGAAGTTAAGCGCATCGGCGACTATAAAAAACTATAAGGAGATTATTATGTGGACTAAACCAACGTATCAAGATATGCGACTAGGGTTTGAGATTACTATGTATTTTAAGACTAGATAATCTATAACTTACCAATAGGCGTAGAGCTACTAGCACTCATGTTCCAAACTTGTTTGCGCTCTACGCCTTTCTTTTGGGCAAAAACTTTTGCATCACAGTTCTTACATACGTGAAAGTAGTTATTACTTAGACGCTTTGGATCCATGCTACCTCTTGTGCGCTCAAACTCTGCATCGCAATTATCACACCTAAATACACAATGCGTAACTTCACGCTTATAGGCATGTTCCTTGCCCATTTTGCTTTTACGCACATGCCGGGTCTGCTTTTTAAATTCTCTTATGTACATAAGTATATTTAACATTAAGATTATAAAACGCAACGATAAATACTATCATAAGAAGGATCATTCATGAGTATAGTTACACTAACGGACACAGCAAAAGCACAAATTGATAGTATATGTCAAGAAAATGACAGTTATGCAGTCAGTCTCAATTTAAAAGGTGGCGGCTGCGCTGGATTTGAATACGATTGGACAATTGTAGCAACAGAAGCTGATCTAGAAGAGAATGATATAGTTATTGACTCAGATACAGGTAAATTTGTAGTTGGTGCAATAGCAGTAATGTACATGGCAGGTACAGAAATAGATTATGTTAAAGATATAATGGGTGCAACTTTTCAAGTTAACAATCCAAACGCACAATCAGCATGTGGATGCGGCGTAAGCATTAACTTTGATGTAGAAAACTTAGACAATTCGCTAGCAACAGCAATATAATAACGGAGTAATATAAATGGCAAAGCAAGGCATAGACATAGGTATTGAAGGTAATGACGGCACAGGCGATAGTATTCGCGAGTCATTTCGTAAAGTAAACGAAAACTTTCAAGAGCTGTATGCAGTAT